TCTCACAGCGCATCGGCCGCCGGCCGCTGCGCTGTGAGAAGTGCAGCAACTACAAGGCCCACGCGAAGTACAACGCCGGCCGGATCCAGGACCCTGTCGAGAAGAAGCGCCAGGCGGCTCGCCAGGCGGTGAAGCGTGCCAAGAACACCGGCACGATCACCCCGGCACCGTGTGCGATCTGCCGGGGTGAGAAGAACATCCAGGGCCACCACCACGACTATGACCAGGAACTGAACGTCACCTGGGTGTGCGCGTCCTGCCACAAGGCGATCGACCAGCTCCTGGAGGTCACGCCTCGGATGAAACCGAAGCGCCGCAGGGAGCTCGAGGCCTGGTGCCCGCCTCAGTGGGACTCCCGCGCTGTGGTGCTGACGCCGTAGCCTGCTGAGCGTGACCGCCACGCTGGATCTCGAGCAGGCCGCGCTCAACAGCCCGGTGCCGGCTGCCGTACGCCTGGTGCTCGCCCGGCCGCCCATCACCAAGGACGAGCTGTGGTGGGTCGTGAAGGTGCTGTGGGGCATCGAGCTGCCGCGCGAGAAGGTCTGCATCGACCACCAGGCGCCGTTCGACGCCTTCGCCGACGCCTACTTCGGCAACGAGGCCAACTGGGCCCTGTGGTACGGCTCCCGAGGCACCGGCAAGTCCTACATGCTGGCGATCCTCGCCCTGACGTGCGCGGCCATCAAGGAGGTCGAGGTCACCATCCTGGGCGGCTCCATGGCCCAGAGCACGAACGTGCAGGAGCACGTCGAGAGCCTGATGCAGTCCCCGAACGCCCCGGTCTACATGGTCAAGACCGCCATCCAGACCAAGCTGGAGATGTCCCCGGGGAACACGATCGAGCCGCTGCCGGCCTCCCAGAAGACGGTCCGAGGCCCGCACCCGCACATGACGCTGCTCGATGAGATCGACGAGATGGACAAGAAGGTCTACGACGCCGCGATGGGTCAGGCCTTCGAGAAGCCGAACGCCCGCGGCGTGGTGGTCCGCGAGATGGTCGTCGCCTCGAGCACCTGGCAGAACCCGATCGGGACGTTCCAGGCCGTCATCGACGAGGCCCGCGAGAAGGGCATGCCGATCTTCACCTGGTGCTGGCGCGAGGTGGTGGCACCGCACGGCTGGATGACCACGGAGTTCATCGACCGCAAGCGCAAGAGTGTGCCGGCGGAGATGTTCCGGGTGGAGTTCGAGCTCGGTGAGCCTGCTGGTGACGCCCGCGCCTTCGACCTGACCAAGGTCAAGGAGTTCTTCGTCCACATGGAGCCGGTGGCCCAGTCCCACAAGGGCAGCGACGACATCTGGGAGTACGAGCCCCCGATGCCTGGCGCGTCGTACGCCGCCGGCTCTGACTGGGCGAAGGAGAAGGACAAGACCGTCTTCACGGTGGCGCGCACGGACGTGCACCCGCGCAAGATCGTCTACCTGCGCCGGATGAACAGGCGCTCCTGGCCGTACATGATCGGCGAGTTCGACGCCCTGGTGGCCCGGTACAACGCGCAGTCCGCGCACGACGCGACCGGCCTGGGCAACGTGGTGCACGACTTCCTCGACGACTCCATCAACCGCAGCCTCAAGGTCAAGATGATCGGCCAGGACCGCACCAAGCTGCTGAGCGAGTACATCGCCGACTTCGAGCAGGGCATGTACCTCTGGCCGCTGAACCCGCCGCGCTCGGAGGGCGGGGCCTGGGGCTCCCCGGCGTACGACGCTCACCGCGGCACCACGGTCGACGAGGTGTGGGGCACGGCCCGCTGGGACAGCCACCTGCCTGACGACGTGGCCAGTGCGGCGATCATGCACCGGGCGGCTGAGCGCGCGCCCATGCCGGCGGAGGCCCAGGGCGTGGACCGCTCCGAGGCGGGGAGCAAGGCCTACGCGCCGCTGGTGACCCCGCCTGGTGAGCAGCGCACCGACGGCGTGGTGGTCCGCAAGGACGGCTGGGACGACACCCCAGCGCCGCCGAGCCTGCCGACTGAGGCAGTTCTCGCAGGCGATGGGCCTGGTGTGTTCAACCTGTGATCCCTAGCCTGGCCACAAGGACGCCACCGCCAAGGAGCCCAGCATGGACGAGCAGGCCTTCGAGCCGCGAGACACGGTCGAGATCTTCGCCGACAACCTCGGGGAGTACCGCTGGCGACGCAAGGCGGCCGGCAACCACGAGATCATCGCCACCTCGGGCGAGGGCTACGGCTCCCGCGAGCACTGCCGGGAGATGGCTTCGCGGGTGAACGGCAACTCGGTGCACTACGTCGAGGTGCTCGACAGGGGAACGGTCTTCTGATGGACATCGGCGAGGCAGTCAGCCACCTGCGCCGTGGCGGCAAGGTCACCAGGCGGGGTTGGAACGGCTTCGGCCAGTTCCTCGAGCTCCAGGTGCCGGACGAGGGCTCGAAGATGACCCTGCCGTACGTGTTCATCGAGACGGTGAGCGGTCAGAAGGTGCCGTGGCTGGCCTCCCAGACCGATCTGCTGGCCGACGACTGGACGGGCGTGGCGGGATGAGCCTGCAGGCCCCACGGCAGCGCACGCTGGTCCAGCGGTGCGGAATGGAGAGCGCCATGCCCCTACTCATGATCTTCATCGCGGTCGGCATCCTGATCGGGGCGACAGCCTTCGAGATCCTGACCCGCTGGTTCTGAAGACGGGCTAGGCGCCGTCGTACGGCGGCCATAGCCTGAGCACAGCAGTCACGCAGGGGCAGGAGCAGGACCATGGCGAAGCCGAACGTGTTCGACGGCATGGAGATGATCGCCGGCACGTCGTGGTCGAAGCTGCTGCGCTACCTCACCGCCCCCGACGTCAACGGCGTGCAGACCTCCGCCATCCCGGCCAACTGGACGTGCAAGGCCCAGTTCAGGGCCCACCAGAACGCTGCGGCCGTCCTCATCGAGATCGAGCCCGACCCCGACAGCCTCACCGGGGAGATCCTGCTCGAGCTGACTCCCGCCCAGACCCGCACGCTGCCCAGCGTCGGCTTCTACGCGGTGGAGATCTACGGCCCGGACCCGCTGCTCGATGCAGTCGAGGTCGTGCGCGGCCGGTTCAGCGTCGAGCTCGAGGGCGTGACCACGTGAGCGAGAACGTCGTCGTCGTCTACGAGGACCAGCCCGTGCTGGTCATCACCGAGGTCGCCGAGTCGGGGCTCGAGGTCAGCGCACCAGCAGGACCACGTGGGCCAACCGGACCCACGGGACCGGCCGGATCCGACGGGTTCGTCGTGTCCGCCACCCCGCCAGCCGACACAGCTGTCGTCTGGATCAAGCCCACGTAGGAGGAACCATGGCCGTCACCGAGGTCGAGCCCGGCAAGTTCACCTTCCACTGCGAGGTGCCGCGCTGCGGCTGGAACACCTCCGGCTGGGACCGGCAGGACCAGGCCGAGCTGCGCGGCTCGCAGCACCAGAACGAGCACGAGACGGGCGAGCTCATGCCGGCGCTCGACGTCTTCGAGCTCTCCGTCGGCTTCATCCGCGGTGAGCCCGTGCTCAACGAGCCCGCCGTCAACGTCGACGTGAAGGGCAAGGGGGCCTGATCATGGCGATCACCGCGACCGACATCCACTTCCGGGCATCGACCACGGCCGGGGCGGCGGGCAACTCGACCGCTCCTGGTGCTGCGGGCACGAGCCTGGGCAAGTACATCACCAACGCCGACATCACCGACGCGACGCTGAACAACCTCTTCGACGACGTCACCGGCGACCAGAACGCGGCCTCCCAGGTCGACTACCAGTGCCTGTTCGTCTACAACGCGCACGGCTCGCTGAACTGGATCACCCCGGTGGCGTGGCTGTCCGCTGAGGTGGCCGGCGGCACCGTGGCAGCGCTGTGGGTGGACTCCACCGCGGCCCTGGCCGTGGGCTCGGCGTCCGTGCAGGCGCTGACCATCGCGTCCAAGACGACCGCGCCGGCGGCGAGCTCCTTCTCGGCGCCCACCACCAAGGGCACCGGCCTGGCCTGCGGCACGATCAACGCGGGCTTCGTCAAGGGCATCTGGGTGCGTCGTACGGCGGCGAACACCGTGGCCGTGGACAACGACGGCTGCACGGTGCGCGTCGAGGGCGACACCGCGGCCTGACCGAGACCGCCCCCTGCCTGGACTTAGCGCAGGCAGGGGGCCTAGGCCCGGGAGGGTGAGATGGCCACGCGCACGAAGACAGTCGAGTTCGCTCACCCTGTCCTTGCTGCGATGGTCGACAACACCCTGACGACCATGACCCAGATCACGGTCTACCTGCCGGAGACGGGCACCAAGACGTTCCGCTCCGTGGTAGCCACTGCGGTCATCCCGCCCATCGGTACGGCGACCGGTGCGATCACCTCGCGCAACATCCAGTGCCGGCTGGGTGCGGCCGCCTACACCAGCAACAGCAACGCGAACGCGACCACAACCTCGGGCGAGGACGTGACGATCCCGCATGCTGTCGACCTGACCAGCCACTTCACGACGAACTGGACTGGCACGTCGATGACCTTCGACACCCAGCTGCAGGTCGACGGCACCTGGACCAACGTCTCCTTCGCCAACGTCACGGTGACGCTGAGCATCACCTACGACTACGACGACACCTCGACGACACAGATCAAGACGGTCCGCATCCCGCTCAACGCCCCGGTCGGCGCGCTGGCCACCACGAAGCCGGGCACGGCCACTGCGACGCTGCCGCTGCTGAACACCGACCTGCCGGAGGCCAGCAAGGTCTTCCGCAGCCAGCACATCGTCCTCGAGGCGCTGTCCTCCGGCGTGGACCAGACGATCACGATGCAGCTGGACACTACGGCCGCTCACACCTCGGGAACGTGGGAGGGCGCGGCCGCCACCGACATGCGCATCCGCTACGTCTGGGACTGCTCCGCGGTGCTCGACGAGGCGACCGCGATGGGCTTCTACCTCTACGGCTCGACGGCGGAGTTCGCGCACTGCCAGGTGACGCTGGTGGTCACCTACGAGTTCGACGCGAGCGCGGCCAACGACGTGTGGGTCTCGCTGCTGCTGCCAGCGTCCAACGGCGGCCTGGCCGGAGCTGCTGCTGCGGACTACCAGCGGCTCACCGCGACCCTCGACATCCCCGAGGCCGGGGTGGTGTCCAAGCAGATGGCCTTCTACGCCAACTGGGCGACCACCGGGGTGAGCGCCGGGCTGAACATGCGCGCCTTCGAGTACGCCTTCGGCGCGGGCTCGTTCGTGGCCTACACCGACACCGCGGCGATGGTGGCGGGCAACGCCTGCGCGATGGTCCGCAACGACACCAACATGGTGGTCGCTCGAGGCCACAACATCCTGTGCGCCGACGTCTACGAGACGGAGACCACGACCGACCTCGTCGGCATGTACACCGGCTACTTCATCGTCAACTACACCTGCGACAAGCCCACGGGCGGGCATGGCGCTGTCACCACCTCGGTGCGCCGCTGGATCGAGGCCCCGTACGCCGGCGCGTCGATCATCCGTGACGTCATGACCGCGATGGCACCGGTGATCAACGAGTCCGACTACTACGTGACCAACGTCGGGGCGATGGTCGACTTCTACGCCAACGCCGCCCAGCAGGGCTTCGGCGCGCACATCGAGGTGGAGCGGCTCGCTGCCGAGGGCGGGGTGGCCTGGGACCAGATCTCCGGTGGGGCGGCCACCGCTGACTTCCGCACCGGCATCTGCCGCACCACCCCGGAGGCCACGCACCTGTTCAAGCAGTTCCCCGGCGACCTGCGGGTCGGCAAGCCCAACCCTCGTCGCGACCTGGAGACCTCGAGGCGCTGGCGGGTGACCAACCTGGACCTCGTCGCCATGTGGGACTCGGCGAGCATCTGGTACACCTACCACTCGCAGACCTGGACGGTCTCGGGCACGGTGTCGGGCTCGGCCGGCGGCACGGTCACGATCACGCTGCACGACGCCGCCACGCACGAGCCCCTGAAGTCGACGACCCGCGTCGGCAACGGCTCCTACTCGATGACCTGGTACGACCCGGTCAAGTCGCTGTACGTGACGGCACGGGAGTCCGACACCTTGACCATGCGCACAGGCAACGGCGTCGCAACCTAGGAGGTCGACATGGCGTTCGACCTCGCGCTCCGCGACAACGGCACCGGCACCTTCGACCTGACGCTGGCGGTCGGGGACACCGCGGTCGGTGACACCGTCAGCCTGGTCCACAACACGAGGGCCGCGGTTGGGGACACCGTCCAGCTGATCCACACCACCTTCGTCACGGGAACGATCGCCAAGGCGAACACCCTGAGCGGTGGCAGTGCGGGCACGGCGATCACCACAGGTAACTCGGGCGGCGGGTCGGGGGATGCGTTCCAGGCGGTCTACAACGGCGCCGGCAACACGACGACGTACGAGACGGACTCCGGCGGCGGCATCCTCTACCGGCACACGAACACGGCCTCCGACGGTGGTGAGGTCGGCTGGGACCCGGCGGACGTCAACTTCGTCGCGATCCGCTTCCGCCTCGAACTGATCTCCGGCACCTACACCGGCTCAGGTGGCGCCTACTTCGCGCACGTGCGCGACACGGCCGACTCGACGTCGGGCATCTCGGTGCGGGTGAACTCGTCGATGAACCTGGTGGTGATCAACCGCAACGGGTTCGGCAACGTGTGGGTGAGCACGGGGACGATCGCTGCGACGACCCGCTACCAGATTGAGGCCTGGGTCAACCTGTCCGCCGGCACTGGCGGGGTGAAGCTGTGGAGCGAGGACGGCCTGACCCTGATCGAGTCGGGCACCTTCGGCGGCGAGGACTTCGGCACCACTGTGCTGAACATGATCCGCTACGGCACAGCGGGCACGGCGCTGACGACGGTGTCCGAGTACGACAACCTGGCCTACTCGACCACTGGCCTGTGCGGCCCGGTGGTCACGAGCTCGACGCCGATCGGCGACACCGTGCAACTGGTCGCGCACACCCGCGCTGCGCTGGGCGACACGGTCCAGCTGGTCGCGCGCACGCGCGCAGCGATCGGGGACACCGCAACCCTGCGGCACAACACCCGCACGTTCGTCGGGGACACTGCGCAGCTCGTCGCGCACACCAGGGCCGCGCTCGGTGATGCCGCGGTGCTCCGGCACCACACCCGGGCCGCACTGGGCGACCAGGCGGTGCTGCGCCATGCCACCCGCACGTTCGTCGGGGACACCGCCCAGCTGGTGGCGCACACCCGAGCCGCTCTCGGTGACACGGCCACACTGCGGCACAACACGCGGGTCACGGCCGGTGACAGCGCCGGGCTCGTGCACCACACGCGCGCAGCGATCGGGGACGCTGCAGTGCTCCGCCACGCCACCAGGACGTCCTACGGCGAGCCAGCGGACCTGCGCTGGGCTGTCCGGACCTTCGTGGGCGACGAGGCCGTCCTGAGGGCTCACACCCGCTTCGCCCTCGGGGACACCGCCACGCTGCGGCATCACACCCGTGCGCCTGCCGGCGACGAGGCCGTGCTCCGGCACCACACCCGCGCTGCCCTGGGTGACGCGGCCGGGCTGGTCTGGGCCACCCGCACGAGGCTGGGCGACGAGGTCGCGCTGCGCTACCTGACCCGGACCTTCGTCGGGGACGAGTCGGTGCTGCGGTACGCGGTGCGTACCTTCGTCGGGGACCAGGCGGGCCTTGTGCACCACACCCGTGCTGCGGCCGGCGACTCCGCGGTGCTGCGTCATCACACCCGAGCCCCGATCGGGGACGCGGTGGCCCTGGTCTGGAACACCCTGGCGCTGTCCGGGGTCTTCGACACCGTCTCGCTGGTCTGGCACGTCCGAGCTGCTGCCGGCGACGAGACGGTGCTCCGTCATGCCGTGCGCACGTCCCTGGGCGACACCGCCACGCTGCGCGCGCACACGAGGGCTGCCCTGGGCGACACCTCGACCCTGCGCTGGCACGCTCGCGCCGCGCTCGGGGACACGGCCACCCTGCGCCACCACACCAGGGCTGCGCTGGGTGACACGGTGTCGCTGCGTGCTCACACCCGGGCAGCGATCGGTGATCCCTCCGTGCTGCGGTGGGCGGTGCGCACGTCGTACGGGGAGGCGGCCGATCTGCGCTGGGCGCTGCGGGCGGCTGCCGGCGACGAGGTCGTGCTGCGGGCGCACACCCGCGCGGCGTACGGCGAGGCCGTCAGCCTGCTGTGGAACGTCGCCGTGCTCGCCGGGTCCGTCGGGGATGACGCCGTGCTGCGCTGGAACACCCGCGCCGTGCTCGGAGACACGGTGGGTCTGGTGCACGCGACCCGCACCTTCGTCGGCGACTCCGCCGTGCTGCGCTGGCCGGTGCGGACCTCGCTGGGCGACACCGCGACGCTGCGCTACCACCTGCGGGCCGCTCTCGGCGATCAGGCGGTCCTGCGTCACCACCTGCGGGCTGCGCTCGGGGATCAGGTGGCGCTGCGTCACCACGTGCGCACGGTCCTGGCCGACCAGGTTCAGCTCGTGCACCACCTGCGCGCTGCCCTCGGGGATGAGGCCGTTCTGCGCTACGCCGTGCGCACCTCGAGCGGGGATGCCGTCTCGCTGGTCTGGGACACCCTGAGCCTGGCCGGGGCGATCGGTGACGAAGCGGCGCTGCGCTGGGCGGTGCGCTCGGTGGTCGGGGACACTGCGATCTTGCGCGCCCACACCCGTGCGGTGCTCGGGGATGCGGCCGGGCTGGCCTGGAACGTGCGGACCTCCTACGGCGAGGCTGCGGCCCTGGCCTGGGCGCTGCGCGCGTCGGCGGGCGACCAGCTGGTGCTGCGCCACCACACGGCGGCCCGTGCCGGCGACTCTGCTCCGCTGCTGTGGGCGACGCGCCGGTTCTTCGGGGAGTTCGTCGAGCTGTTCTGGGACACCCGCGCGGTCTCCCCCGGCGACCCGGTGGGCTTCATCTGGCAGACCCGGGCCCTGGCCGGGGACCAGGTCGGGCTGCGCTACGCCGTGCGCACGATCGCCGGGGACCAGGTCGTCCTGCGCTGGGACACGAGGCTGATCGTCACCGCGGGGGAGGCTTACGTCTACCAGGGCGGCGCCTGGATCCGGGTGGCCCAGTTCCTGACCTGGAACGGGATCGCGTGGATGCCGACCGAGGTCAGTGTCGTCGTCGACAATGCCACCGTGATCGTCGAGCAGACCCCATGAGACCTAGAGGCTGAGCATCCTGGGGCCTAGCCTGATCCCAGACCCACACCGAGGAGCACTCATGGCCACGCTGATCATCAAGAAGTCCAACGGGGCGAAGTACATCCTGTCCGGCACGAAGATGGTGCTGCTCGGCGTCTTCACCGAGGAGCGCATGCCGACCCTGGAGTGCGACGACGCCACCGTCACCGCGCTGCTCGCTGCCTACCCGAGCGCCTGATGACGCCGGGTACCAGCGGCGTCGCCGTCGGCAAGGCCTGGAAGGACTCCGACACCGCTACCGCAGGCGGGCTGGCCGCGGCCGGCGGCATCGGCACGGTCAAGGCCGGGGTCGAGATGGAGTCGCGTGCTCGCCGCTTCGTGCGCACCCAGCAGGCCACCACGGACACCCTGGCCGCTCGAGCGAAGGCCGCACACGCCAACGCCGACTCCCGCAAGGGCAAGCGCGGTGAGCCGGTCCGCAAGCCGGGCCCGGGCAAGCCCGCGGTGACCCGCCACGTCCAAACCACCGCGCAGCAGCGCGACTGGGCGAACAACCTCGACGCCGGTGCAGCGCGCTCCGCCAAGCGCACCGCCGCCGCTCAGCGCATGCTGCCTGGGAAGGTGCTCACCGCGCGCCGGGTCAAGGCCGGTGGCCTGTCCCTGGCCGCGATGGGCTCGGTGGTGGGCCTCAAGGGCCTGGCCAACCACAACCGCAACCGCCAGATGGGGTACTGATGCCCGACGACGTCATCCTGCGTCCGCGCGACTCCGGGGTCGACTTCACCTCGAGCGCCGGCGACGAGCAGGGCCTCAAGGAGGCACTGGCCGAGTCTCCGATGGTGGAGATCGGCGCCACCGGTCTGCGCCGTGCTGCGGGCTTCCTCGATGAGGAGTTCCTGCCGGCGCTGCGCGGCCGCAAGGGCGTCGAGGTCTTCAAGGAGATGTCGCTCAACGACCCGACGGTCAGCGCCCTGGTCTTCACCATCGACCGGCTGATCCGCAACGTCGAGTGGACGGTGGAGGCCGCAGGCAAGTCCCGGGAGGACGAGCTGGCCCGCGAGCTGGTCAAGACGTGCATGGAGGACATGAGCCACTCCTGGGGCGACTTCATCTCCGAGGCGCTGTCCAGCATGATCTACGGCTGGTCCTGGCACGAGATCGTCTACAAGCGCCGCGTGGGACCGTGGGAGACCGACCCGAAGCGTCGCAGCCAGTTCACCGACGGCCTGGTCGGCTGGCGCAAGATGCCGATCCGCTCCCAGGACACCCTGCTGCGCTGGGTCTTCGACGAGAACGGCGAGATCCGCGGCATGACGCAGATCGCCCCGCCGACGTACAAGCAGGTCACCCTGCCGATCGAGCGGTCACTGCTGTTCCGCTACCGGCACTACAAGAACAGCCCCGAGGGCATCTCCATGCTGCGCGGGGCCTACCGGCCGTGGTTCTTCAAGAAGCGCCTCGAGGAGTTCGAGGCCATCGGTGTCGAGCGCGACCTGGCGGGCCTGCCGATCGTGAAGGTGCCCTCGGAGATGCTGCGGGCCAAGCCGGGCACCGACCAGGCCAAGAGCGTCGACGCGTTCAAGAAGCTCGTGCGCAGCGTGCGCCGCAACGACCAGGAGGGCGTCGTCTTTCCGACGGCGTACGACCAGGAGACCAAGCAGCCGCTGTACTCCTTCGAGCTCCTCGGCGGCGGCGGTGCGCGCGCGTTCAACACCGACGCGATCATCCAGCGCTACGAGCAGCGCATCCTGATGACGGTGCTCGCCGACTTCATCATGGTCGGCCACCAGTCGACCGGCTCGTACTCGCTGCACGTGGACAAGACGGGCATCTTCCGCACGGCGATGAACTCGATCGCGCAGTCGATCGCGGACACGCTGAACCGCCACGCCATCCCGCGGCTGTTCCTGGCGAACAACTGGAAGCCCGACAAGCTGCCCAAGATCGTGCCCACCGACGTCGACGCGCCGGACATCGCGGTGCTCGCCCAGTTCATGCAGTCGATGGCCGGCATGGGCGTGCAGTGGTTCCCCGACGGCGACCTGGAGAACTTCGTCCGCCAGGCGGCGCATCTGCCCGAGCTCGACGAGGACCAGTTGGCGATGCGCGAGAAGCTGCAGATGCGCACCGAGGCGACGCAGTTCGCGCAGGCGAACATGGACTACGTGATGGCCCAGCAGGGCGTCACGGCGGCGATCACCGGCCAGGACCCGTACGCCCAGCAGCCCGCTCAGCCTGGTCAGCCGGCGGGTCAGGCCGGTGGTGGTGGCGGTGCTCAGCAGCGTCCTGGTCAGGGTCCGGCCAAGCCGGGTCAGAAGCAGCCTGGGGGGCCGCCGAAGTGAGTGAGGACCGCAAGAACAGCGTCGGCCAGGTGGCGACGGGGGCAACCCTGTTCGCGGCCGGCATGGGTGGTTCTCACCTGCTCGACGAGCGGCTCAAGCGCAAGAAGGCGAAGGGGCCGATCCGGGCGGCGGTACGCAGCGCGCAGCGCAAGCCGGGCGGCTTCAAGGTGGGCACGCACCTGCCGCATGTGGCCGGCAAGCTCGGTTCTCGAGGTCTGCAGGCGGTGGGCCTGCCGCTGGCGGCGTACGGCGCGGCCAACGCGGTGCGCCCGAAGCCGAAGCCGACGAAGCGTCTCGACGCCCGCGAGGTGACCCGGGACGTGGCTCGCCATGCCACTCTGCAGGACCAGGTGGAGCTCGGGGAGACGATCTACGGCCGCCCCGTGCGCAAGACGCTGACCTCGGCGGAGGAGCGCAAGCTCGACACCCGCCGCAAGGTGGGCCGCACGCTGTCGCTGGCCTCGGGCACGATGGGTCTCACCGCGCTGGGCCTGCGGGCGCCGGCGGCGGCGAAGGTCGCTGTGAAGCGCGGTGTGAAGAGGGGCGCAGTGGTGCGTCTGGCCGGCAAGGAGCAGGCGGCCACCGCTCACTCGAACACCCTGGGCGTGATGGCGATCGGCACGGGCTCGGCGGGCTCGTTCAACTACGCCTCCCAGCAGAAGCTCGAGCGCAAGAAGGACGCCGTCGCCAAGGCGAAGGTGCCGGGCATGAAGGTGGGCACGAAGCTCGTCGGCGACGTCGCGGAGCGCCTGACCCACACCCGTCTGCCGGGCAGCGTCCGGGTGCGCCGTCCCCCGACCAAGAGCGCCCAGCCTGACCCGCGCAAGGGTCTGCGCCAGCGTGTCTCGGACTGGGGCGACCGCCGGGCCGAGAACCTCATGGACGAGATCGTCCCGTGGGACTACGAGACCTCCGGCGGCGTGCGCCGCGGGCAGGCGCAGATCGCGACCAGCCGGGACGGCTCGGGGCGCGCGGTCGTGCACCTGGGCGGCAAGGAGCGCCGCATCCCGCTGGCCCGCCAGATCCAGGTGCCGCTCGAGCGGGTGGGC